TAAATCATAGGAGGATATACTATGCAAGACGAAGAAAAAATAGTTGACGTTGGCGAAGACAACGAACAAGAAACAGAAATTGATCTTGATGCACCAGCACCAGAACAGTCTCTAGAAGAAGAACAAATAGATGTCGAACAAGTTAGTGAAGACGATAATAAGTCCGCAGACACACCTACGGAATCTACTGAGCAGTCTAATGTTCAAGCAGACAAAGATGAGCTTGGTGAATACTCAGAAGGCGTCAAAAAAAGAATAGCTAAACTTACACGTAAGATGCGTGAAGCGGAAAGACAAAAAGAAGAAGCTATTGCTTTTGCACAATCTGTAAACGAACAATCGCAAAGAATGCGTGGTCAGTATGATCAACTTGGTGATAACTACACTAAAGAGTTAGAAGCTAAAGTTGCAACTGGCATGGACGCAGCTAAACTTGCCTATAAACAAGCAGTCGAAGCACAGGACATTGATGGTCAGGTTGAAGCGCAAAAAGCTTTAGCACAAATGGCTATTGAAGAACAAAGATTGGCTAATATTAAAGCTGGTCAAGAGCAAAAACTAGCGCAAACAACTGCTGTTAAAGAACAACAAGTCGCGCAACCACAGCAATATCAACAACCACAAGCCCCAGTAGATCCAAAAGCAGACGCTTGGGCGACTAAAAATGCTTGGTTTGGTACGGATAATGCTATGACTTACACGGCTTTTGACATACACAAGAGTTTAGTTGAGGATGAAGGCTATGATCCTCAATCAACAGAATACTATGCTGAAGTAGATAAAAGAATTAGGGTTGCATTTCCTCACAAATTTGATAAAGTTGAGGAATCTGCACCTGCACCGACGCAAAGTGTAGCAAGTGCCAAACGTCCGGCATCTAATAAAGGACGCAGAAAAACTGTGAAACTCACACCATCACAGGTAGCAATTTCTAAAAGATTAGGTGTGCCACTCGAAGAGTATGCGAAACAATTAGCCGCGAAGGAGGTATAAGCATATGACTAAAAAAGAAACAGAAAAAACTGTTAAAACTTCCCGCGTGAGCGAAACTAGGGTTAAAAATGAAAAACCTAAAGTTTGGGCTCCCCCATCTTCTCTGGATGCACCACCTGCGCCAGATGGTTTTAGACATAGGTGGATACGTGCTGAGACACAAGGCTTTGATGATACAAAGAATATGTCCGGTAAAATAAGATCTGGTTGGGAATTGGTGAGAGCCGATGAATATCCAGGATCCGTGTATCCAACACATGACAAAGGCCAATATGCAGGAGTGATCGGGGTCGGTGGCCTATTGCTGGCTAGGATACCAGAAGAACTCGCAAAGTCACGTGAGGCTTACTTTAACCAAGTAAACAACGATCGTAATGAGGCTTTAGAAAACGATGTTTTGAAGGAACAGCACCCAAGCATGCCAATCAATCAAGAACGGCAGGCACGTGTAACCTTTGGTGGTACAAAGAAGGACTAATTTTTTAGTAATTCCTATCCACCGTAAACAACTAAACCTTTAAGGAGGATAACAATATGGCTAATAAAGATGCCGCATTTGGTATGAGACCTGTAGGAACGTTGAGCGGTCAAAGCAACATGCAAACTAATGAGTACTTCATTGCAGACAATGAAGCATCTTCTATGTTTCAAGGTGACCCAGTAATTCAACAAGCTAGTAATACTGGCTTTATTGATATTGGTGCAACTGGTAGTGAAACTAACATTGGTGTATTAAATGGTGTTTTAATTGACAACAATCCGTCAACAGGCAAACCATCTTTCCAGAACTTTTACACTCAAACGAATGTAACTTCTGGATCAATAAGAGCTTTTGTATACGATGATCCGTATATGAAGTTTGAAATACAAGGGGATACTGGAACAAACTCTGATGTTACAGATCGTCATGAAGTAGCTGACTACGTAAACATGGGCACAGAATCTGCTAACGGAGTATCCGCAGCAGAACTTGACATGAGTGATTTAGCTGCAACTGATGGTTCGTTAAAAATCGTTGGATTTTCTACAGACCCTGAAAACAATGAACTTGGATCTGCGCACATGAATTACATTGTAATTTGGAATGAGCACACATTCAAAAAAGAACTATAATAGCATTTAGGAGGATTATATGGCTATATCAAGACAACAGCTCGCTAAAGAGCTTGAGCCAGGTCTAAATGCATTATTTGGACTTGAGTATCAAAACTACGAGAATCAACACACGGAGATTTTCGACACTGAAACTAGTGACAGAGCTTTTGAAGAAGAAGTAATGTTAACTGGTTTCGCAAACGCGTCAGTTAAAGCTGAAGGTTCTGCAGTATCTTTCGATAGCGCAAACGAGTCTTTCACTTCACGTTACACTCACGAGACAATTGCTCTCGCTTTCTCTATCACTGAGGAAGCTATTGAGGATAACCTGTATGATAGTATCGCTAAGCGTTATACAAAAGCACTAGCAAGATCTATGGCTAACACGAAGCAAATTAAAGCAGCAAACGTATTAAACAATGCGTTCAGCTCTAGTTCTGCTGGCGGCGACGGGAAAGAGCTTTGCGCTACTGACCACCCAACACAAGCGGGTACTTTCAGTAACGAATTGGCTACTTCCGCAGACCTTAACGAAACATCGTTAGAGCAAGCAATGATTGACATTGCTGCTTTCACTGATGAGCGTGGTCTGAAAATTGCAGCAAGAGGAGTAAAAATGATTATTCCTTCTGAGCTACAATTTACAGCTGAAAGACTGATGAAGACAGCTAACCGTACTGGTACTGCTGATAATGACATCAATGCGATCGTATCTAAAGGTATGATCTCTGGTGGTTATGTAGTGAACAACTACCTAACTGACACTGATGCATTCTTCATTAAGACTGATGTTCCTAACGGATTAAAGATGTTCCAAAGAGCAGCTTTAAAAACTGCTATGGAAGGCGACTTCGATACAGGAAACGTTAGATACAAAGCGAGAGAAAGATACAGCTTCGGCTTCTCTGACCCTCGTGGAATCTTCGGATCTCCAGGTGCTTAATCACTAGATTAAGACTACAATATTAAGGGGCCTTCGGGCCCCTTTTTATTTGCATAAACACATTTAAAAGCGTATAATCCAACCACTGCATAATTAAATTAGTTAGTATAGACTCATGCAGTAGATTTTCTCAGGACTATATTAACGGAAAACGGAGACAAAATATGGGTAATACAACTTATTCGGGTCCTTTAAGATCCGAAAGCACAATTAAAACTGTCAGTAAAAATGCATCTACGGGAGCAATTACTGAAATTATGACTATGGGTGACGCACCTGTTGCATTGGGGGACGAAGATAAAACTCTTGATGCCGCAACACACAGTGGCAGAACACTTGTAGTTCCTGCACTAGCAGCTAATAGAACTATAACTTTACCGGCACCAGTTGCGGGTCAAAGCTATAAACTTATCTATGGCGGCGCAGCAGAAGAAGCAGAAAATCTAATTCTATTAACACCAGGAAATACTAATTTCTTTTTAGGTGGTATTGTACACTTAGATTCTAATGCTGATAACGTATCTGTTTATTCTAACGGAAGCTCTAACTCAAGCTTAACTCTTACAGACTTTGGTGTGTTTGAGATTAACGTTGTAGCTAAAGATAGTACTAATTACTATATTTGGGGTTACCAAGAAGGTGCAGACGTACCTGCATTTGCAGATCAATAATAATTAACTCTGAGTAGGGGAGTAATGTCCCCTACTCTTTAGTAGGAGAAATAAAATGGCAGACGTAGTATTAAATCAAACACTTTTTGAAGGTGATAAAAAAATAGTTACACACTATCAAAACGTATCAGACAACTCTGGCGGTACAACTAAAATTGTTGACGTTTCAGCGTTGACGGCAAGAGGTGACGGTGCAACACCAGCAACAGTTACTTTAAACAAAATATGGTATAGCGTATCAATGACAGCAAAAGTAGATTCTGTTAAATTGATGTGGGATGCAGACACTGATGCAACTTTTTTAACAGTAGAGGGTGATGGTTATCTAGACTATAGCTCTATTGGTGGTATTAAAAATAATGAAGCTACCAATTTTACTGGTGATGTTGTAATTGTAATGCCTGCTTGTACTGCTAACGATAGTGCAACCATTACATGTGAGTGGCTTAAAAATTATTAATAGGAGTAGCATATGCCAAACACTACTTCAGGAACAGCAACGTTCGATAAAACTTTTTCTATTGAAGAAATAATAGAAGATGCTTACCAACGTGTTGGTGTAGATCAATTAACAGGCTATCAACTTAAATCAGCTAGACGTTCTTTAAACATAATGTTTCAAGAATGGGCTAATAGAGGGTTACATTATTGGGAACTAAAAGAAACTAATATAGACTTAATAGAAAACCAAGCTGAATATCATTTTTTTAGAAGCGCAGCAGATGACACTGCTGACAGCAATCGCGCACAAGCAACAACAAATCAAATAGAATCTACTATATTTGGAATGGATGATGTTTTAGAAGCAACCTTTAGAACTAATAGAACACAAAGCTCACAGCAAGATGTGGCTTTAACAAAGATAAGTAGATCAGATTATTCTGCACTAGCTAATAAACTCCAAGTAGGCACACCAGTGCAATACTATGTACAAAGATTTATAGATAGAGTTACCGTTACTGTTTATCCAGTGCCTAATTCTTCTGCAGCAAGTTCTGATATGCATCTCTATTATGTAAAAAGAATTGATGATGTTGGCGACTATAGTAATGCTGGTGATGTACCTTATCGTTTTGTGCCGTGCATGGTATCGGGGTTAGCTTATTATTTAGCACAAAAATACAGTCCAGAATTAGTGCAACAAAATAAATTATTGTATGAAGATGAATTAAACCGCGCTTTAACAGAAGACGGTTCTTCAACCAGTACTTACATAACGCCAAGGACGTATTACAGTAATGTCTAAATATTCTATTGGTAAAAAAGCAAAAGCTATTTCTGACAGAAGCGGCATGGCGTTTCCTTATAATGAAATGTTGAAAGAATGGAACGGTTCTTTAGTGCACAGATCTGAGTTTGAGGCTAAACATCCACAACTAGAACCAAATGCACATGCGGCTGATGCACAATCTTTAAAAGACGCAAGACCGGATAGAACTGAAACTGCAGTGCCTATTTTATTAAAGACTAATTCTTTTAAAACCGGTAGTTCAGGTAGTGGTGTTATTACTGTAACAGAAGAAGGCCATGGCAGAGCTAGTAGTGACACAGTTAGATTTTACGACGCTGTTAGTTTTGATGGTATATCTGCGACAAATATAAAT